ACGGGTCGGGGAAGCCCTGGCCCTGCGGTGGACGAGTGTCGGCACCGACACGGAACGGATCACCGTCGAAGACTCCAAGAACGGGGACGCCCGAGTGGTTCCGGGCGTCCAATGGAAGTACACCGGAAGCGGAGGAGATGAGCGCGGCCCATTCGCCCGGGTCTCCCACTCGGCCTTCAACCACGCCTTCCGGGCCGCCAAGGCCGCGATCGGCCTGGAGAAGGACGACGAGCTCGTCCCCCATTCGCTCCGGCACACGTACGCGACCCGCATGGTCGTCGCCGGCGTGCCCCTGTCCGTCGTCGCCCGCTTGCTCGGGCACCGGACGGTGCGGACGACGATGAGGTACAGCCACGTCTCGGACGAGGACGCGGCGCGCTGGGTCAAGAAAGTCCAGGAAGGGTCTTGACCTTCCCTCTCGTCACGGTATACTTCCGCCCATGAAGATCACCTCCAACAAGACCCTCCCGCGCAAGCTCTCCGCCCTCCTCCGCCTGGCCGTCGAGGACGCCCTGCGCGTCGAGTCCCGGCCCGGGTACAAGCTGGACATGCACCAGTGGGTCACGCCGGCCGGACAGGTCGGGCGCGGGTACATCGATGCGAGTCCCGACCCGGAAAACTGCCGCGTCTGCATGGCCGGGGCCGTCATGGTCAACCGGGACCTCGCGAGGCCGCGCACGACGCTGCTCTCCCTTCCGGTCAAGATGACGAAGGAAACGAAGAACCGCCTGTACTCCATCGACTCGATGCGCCGGGGCGAGTTCTTATACGCCGTCGACCCACGCTACAGGCCACACCGCCTGTCCCGCCCCCACTACGCTGCCTGCTCCCTGGCGAGGAAGATCGTCCTAGCGCAATTCAGCACCGTCCTCAGCCGGGCGCCGTGGGGCGCGTACCTCCGGGCCGCGGACGTGCTGGAGAAGGCGGGACTGTGATCCGAGCCTCCAACACCCTCCTCCGTCCGCGCGCCCTCATGGCCGGCCGGTACGTCTACGTCGCCGGCCCGATGCGCGGGTACCCGGCGCACAACTTCCCGGCCTTCGACCGGACGTCCGTCCTCCTCCGCGCGCGCCTGGGCGTCGTCCCGCAGAACCCGGCCCAGATCGACCGCGAGGAGTTCGGGTACGACGGGTCCTACCCCGTGCCGGACGCGACCGTCGCCGGGATGCTCGAACGGGACCTGCGCGTCCTGGCCGGGTGCGACGCCGTCGTCCTCCTGCCCGGGTGGCGCGAGTCGGTCGGGGCGAACATGGAGCGGGACCGGGCGATCCAGCTGAAGATCCCGCTGTGGGAGCTCGTCGGGGGCCGGTTCCTGATCCCGGACCGCGGGCAGATCCTCGTGAGGCGCTGACGGATGGCACACTTCCTCTTCCCCGCCGGCGGCGATCCCGACACGGCCACGTGGCTCCGACTGCCCCGGTGGCGTCGACGGGCGGCTCAAGCGGACGCCCGCCGCGGGCTCATCGGTCACAAGGTTCGCCTCGGCGACGACGAGTACGACGTGCGCGACATGACCAAGGCCGAGCGCCGTCTCGCGACCCCGTGGCAGCCCATCGTCCTCCCGCCCGGTGACGCGCACTTCCTCTCCGGCCGCCCGAACCAGGACTCGGCCCGCCTGATCCTCCTCGGCCTGAACCGCCGCGAGCGCCGGGCCCTGAAGTCCCCGGCCGGCCCGAAGCACCAGGTCCAGGACTACTCGACCGGGCACGTCACGCGCTCGGCCACCCGGATGACGCCGCTCCTCTCGCGCCTCTGGATCTACTCCCAGGCCGAGCGCCGCCGGCAGATGATTGCCGACTCGCAGTCCCTCGCGTCGTCGCCCCTGATGAAGGTCGCGCGCGGCGCGGCGGTGGCCGCGGCCGTGCCGATCGTCGCCGGGAAGATGGCGCTCGGGGCCGTGAAGAACCTCTTCCGGAAGTTCACCGAGTGAGCCGCGAGTCCCTATTCCCCGCCGGGCCGCCCGACGGCCTGGAGGACCGCTCCCTCCCGCCGATGGCCTTCCGGATCGTCGTGTTCCGCGGGGTCCAGTCCGGGATCTTGGAGTACTCGACGGACGGGACGTCGTGCCAGGGCGGCGGGTTCACGGCCGAGGTCGACCGCATCCGCCGGAACCTGCACACGGCCGTCGACGGCCTGGCCGAGAAGATCACGCGCGAGGGCTGGAGTCTGAAGGGCGTTCAGAGGGACGACGGCGAGCCGGGCGAGTTCGGGGACGGGCTGTGAGGGACGCCCCGCGCTCTCGCCCGCCGGTCACCGGCGTCGACCAGGCCCTCTCGGACCAGGGGACCGAGGACCTGATCGTGAACTCGACCGAGTCCCGGAACCGGGAGCGGAACGAGCGCGCCGCGAAGCAGGGGTACCGGCCCAGCGGCCCGGGCGGCCGCCGGCTCCTCTCGGAGGCGACGCGGGCCCTGGAGCCCGAGGTCCGCAAGTGGATCAAGCAGGCCGCGGCGCGGCCCGGCCCGGCGCACGCCTCCGCGGGCGTCCTCCTGGCCTCGATCAAGCCCGGCGTCATCGCCGCGGTCGCCTTCCGGTCGTGCCTGGACTACCTCACGGGCAAGTCTGGGATCCAGACCATCGCGAACCGCATCGGCACGGCCCTGGAGGAGGAGGCCATGATGGCCTCCGTGAAGGCCAGGAACAAGGGCTCCCTCTGGCGCGACCTGTCCGTCCGGATCCGGAAGACGCGCACGCGCGGCAAGCGCCGGAAGATGGCCATGTCCGCCCTGACGAACATGGGCGGGTCGTGGTCCGGCTGGCCCGTCTCGGAGCGGTTCCGGATCGGGGTCGTCCTCCTGGAGCTCATCCGGATGCACACGGGGTTCGTCGAGATCGAGAACCTCCGGGACTCGAACGGCCGGCAGCGCCGCGTCGTCACGCCCACGGCGAAGGCCGTCGAGTGGCTGTCGAAGGCGACCCTCCGGGACGCCCTGGCCCGCCCGCTCTGGATGCCGACGCGCACGGCCCCGGCCGACTGGCGCGGCGCCTGGGGAGGGGGGTACCGCGTGACCCGCCTCCGGGAGCGCCCGCTGATCAAGACCCGGGACCGCGCGGCCCTCGAAGCCCTGGACGGTGCCTCGGCCGAGCTCCACCTGTCCGCGGCGAACGGCCTGCAGCGCGCCGCGTGGCGCGTGAACAAGCACGTCCTGGATGTCGCCCGGTGGGCCGTCGACGTCCAGCTGGACGTGGTCGGCTTCCGGCCCGTCGTCGACCGCACGCCCGACTACGTCCCCCGGGCCCAGCCCCGCAAGGACGAGCTCGCCGGATGGACGGCTGAGCAGCTGGCCGAGCGCGAGCGCGCGCTGCGCGCCCGGTCGGACTACTTCCGGGGCGAGCGCGAGAACCGCGGCCGGGCCCTACTGCGCGCCCGGACCCTCTGGGTCGCCGGCGAGTACCGGTCGGCCGACGCCCTGCACTTCCCCGTCCAGGCCGACTTCCGCGGCCGGCTGTACCCTCAGCCCCTCTTCCTTCAGCCCCAGGGCGACGACCTGGCCCGGGCGCTCCTGGAGTTCGCCGAGGGCAAGCCCGTCGCGGACCGCGAGGCCCAGGAGGCGTACCTGTCCCGCGGCGCGGCCCTGTTCGGGCACGGCAAGGGCAGCGTCCGGAGCCGGGTCGAGACCGCCCGGTCCCGCCTCGCCCCGCTCTGGTCCGCGATCGGGGCCGACCCCCGGGGCCGCCGCGAGTGGACGACCCAGGACGACCCGTGGCAGGCCCTCGCCTTCTGCCTGGACTTCTCCGAGAGCGCGCGCCGCCCCGGGCACCACCGGTCGCACCTGCCCGTGACGGTCGACCACACCTCGTCCGGCCTGCAGCTGTACGCCCTCCTGACGTGCGACCGCACCCTGGCGGAGGCGACGAACGTGGCCCCGTCCGACGTCCCGGTCGACCTCTACCAGGTCGTGGCGGACGACGTGACCCAGCGCCTCCTGCGCGACCCGGCGCCAGAGGCCGCCCAGTGGCTCGCCTTCTTCGACGGCCGGCTCCCGCGCGAGATCGCCAAGCGCCCCGTGATGACGAGCGTGTACGGCGTGACGTTCCACTCGATCATCAACTACGTCCGGGACCTGTACGAGTCCCTCCGCATCGCGCACGGCTCGACGCCCTTCGAGGCCCTGTCGGGCGGCGGGTACCGCGCGTCGACCTTCCTCGCCCGGCACCTGGTCGCGGCCCTGGAGTCGCGCCTGGGCGCGTCGAGCGCGACGATGAAGTGGCTCGTCGACTGCGCCGAGGTGATGACCGAGCACAACCTCGCGATCCGCTGGACGAGCCCGAGCGGCTGGCCCGTCATCCAGGACTACCGGAAGTACAAGTCCAAGCGCGTCCGCACGGCCGTCGGGGACGTCGTCCGGTTCGTCCGGTACCGCGAGGACACTCCGTCCCTGTCCGGGAGCCGGCAAGAGAACGGCTTCCCGCCGAACTTCATCCACTCGATCGACTCGGCCGTCATGGCCCGGGCCGTGTGCCGGCTGCGCGAGAACGACGTGCGATCACTGGGCACCGTCCACGATAGCTACATGGCCCTCGCCGCGGACACGCCCAAGGTGATCCGGGCCGTGCGCGGCGTGTGCGCCGAGGTCTTCCGCGAGGACCTCCTGGAGCGCCTGCGCGCCGAGCTCCAGGGCGACCTGGGCGACCGGGCCCTTCTTCCGCCGGCGCCCGAGCGCGGGGACTTCGATCCGAAAGAAGTCCTGAAGAGTCAACACCTTCTTTCCTGAACCGCTGTATACTTCACCAGTCCCAAGGAGGGACGATAGACCGATGGCCACGAAGACCAAGAGACCCAAGCTGATCACCTACCTGACCCCTCCGGGCCAGGCGATCTTCCCGTTCCTCAACACACCGGACCGTGGCGAGTACGCGAAGAACAAGACGCACGGCAACTGGCGCGTCCGGCTCCGCATGAACCTCTCGGACCCCGAGGTCCAGGCGTTCATCAAGAGCCTGGAGGACGCCTACTCGAACGCGCTCACGGCCGCGGAGGCCGAGGAGACGCCCAAGGCCAAGGCCATGCGCGAGGCCGAGAACAAGGCCCTCGGCGCGAGCCGGCCGTTCAAGACCGAGTTCGCGGACGACGGTACCCCGACAGGGTTCGTCCTCGTCGGCTTCGGCCGCTCCGCGGGCGGCGTCGACAAGAAGGACCCGACGCGGTCCTGGAACACGCCCATGCCCCTGTTCGACTCCCAGAACCGGGCCCTCGACCCGGCCAAAGTCCGGATCGGCGGCGGGTCGACGCTGATCGTGTCGTACTCGATCCTGCCCTTCAACGAGGGCATCGGCGCGGGCATCTCGCTCCAACTCCAGGGCGTCCAAGTTCTGGAGCGTTGCGATGCTCCTACCAAGGATGCAGCCCAACTGGGCTTCAAGACCCGGGACGGCGGGTACGTGATGCCGGACGATACCGGCGCAGACGGTGAATCCGTGCCGATGGCCACGACCGGCGACACTTCGGACGACGTCTAGACTTCCATGAAACACACCACCACCCGCCACCGGGGCACGCCTTCGGGCACACCTCGCTCTGCGAAACAAGCGCCCGTCAGGTCGGCGGGTGGTCGTGTCTCCCCTCTGGAGCTCGCCTACATGGCAGGCTACGCCGACGGCGAGGGCTGCATCCGATGGAGTGGCTCCGGCCGCCCCGGTTGTGGAACGCCGTACCTCGGCATGACGAACACGGACCGCGCCATCCTAGACACGTACCAGCGCACCTTCGGCGGTCACGTCGGTCTCAACACCCGCGCTCGTCCGGGATACCGCACCGTATTCCAATGGCAAGTGCATGGAAGCAGCGCCCTCGCAGCGATCACATCGCTCTTGCCCTACCTCCGAGAGAAAGCGCCGCAAGCCCGGATCGTCCTCGCCCTTCCTGGGATTCGACCGCACGCGCGCCTCTCCCTGATCGCGGAACTCAAGCGCCTCAAGCACGTCGACCAAGGAACCGATTCGTGAAGATTGCCTGCCCCGACTGCGGCTCATCCGACGCGCGCGAACGGTACGACGACGGTCACGACCACTGTTTCGCCTGCGGCGCGCACACCGGTGGCCAAGCCCCGGCCGTGTTCGAGGCCCAGGAGCCGAAGCCCGAGTCCGGGATGATCCCGGTGTCCGTCATGGCCATCCCGAAGCGCGGGATCAGCGAGGACACGGCGAAGGTCTTCAAGGTCGGGTACGGCGAGCGGAACGGCCGTAAATGCCAGGTCTATCCGTACGTTGACTCGAAGGGCCGGGTCGTCGCGCAGAAGGTCAGGTACGCTGGGAAGCAGTTCGAGATCCTCGGCAACGGCAAGAACCTGCCCCTCTTCGGGATGTCGCTCTGGCGGGACGGCGGCCGGATGGTAGTGATCACGGAAGGTGAAGTGGATTGCTTGAGCGTCTCCCAGGCGCAGGCGAACCGCTGGCCCGTGGTCAGTGTACCAAACGGCGCCCAGGGCGCGAAGAAGTCCATCGAGCAGAACCTTGAGTGGTTGGAGAAGTTCGACCGCTGCGTGCTCATGCTGGACGACGACGAGGTCGGTCGCGCCGCCGCCGTCGAGTGCGCGTCAGTCCTCAAGCCGGGGAAGGCATTCATCGCCACGATCAAGGGCTTCAAGGACGCGAACGAGGCGCACCAGGCCGGACAGGACCGCGCGATCATCGAGGCGATGTGGAACGCGCCCGCCTGGCGCCCGGACGCGATCGTCGGCTTCGAGGACGTATGGAAGAAGGTCCTCGGTTGGGACTCGGTCCCGGCCGTCACGATCGCGAACTCCGGTCTCGAAAAGAAAATCATGGGCTGGCGCCCGGGTGAGATTACGACCTACGTCGCCGGCACGGGCACGGGCAAGAGCACGGCCGTCATGGAGATCGCCGCGGACCTGGCCAAGCGCGGGCACCGCGTCGGGTACATCTCCCTGGAGGACGGGCCGGAGGTCACGGCGATGGGCCTCGTCTCTGTCCTCGTGAGCCGCCGCCTCCTCCTGGAGACGAGCCCGAACCTGAACGCTCCAGACGTGCGCGCGGCCGTCGAGACCCTCCAGAAGAACGTGGTCATGTTCGATTCCTTCGGCGAGCTCGACTCGGACCACCTTCTCGCCAAGATGAGATTCCTCGCCCAGGGCGAACACTGTGAGTTCATCGTCCTCGACCACATCTCGATCGCCGTCGCCGGTGGGGACCTGAAGAGTAACGAGCGCCAGACGATCGACGCCCTGATGAAGGGCCTCATCTCGCTCGTCCGATCGACGAACGTCCACGTCTTCGCGGTCTGCCACCTCTCACGGCGCGAGGGCGTCCCGCACGAGGAGGGCCGGAAGACGACCCTGGCGGACCTGCGCGGCTCACACGGCATCCCGCAGGCGTCCTTCAACGTCATCGCCGCGGAGAGAGATCAACAGGCCGAGGGCGAGATGGCCGACGTCACGACCATCCGCGTGCTCAAGTGCCGGCGCACGGGCCGGACGGGCATCGCCGGGTACGTGCGGTACGACCCGCAGACCGGCCGGCAGTCCGAGTGCGACGCCCCGAAGGCGAGCTCGTTCCAGGTCCAGGACGACACGGGCGCGGACGACATCACTTGACCCGTGTGGTAGACTTGGGCATGAAGTACCGAATCAAGTCAGACGAGTTCCAGTTCGTTCTCTACGAGGAGAACTCGACCCGCAACGCCGAGGCCGACGACCCCATGGACAACCTGAAGGGCCACCGTGCCGTCGGGCACTACGCAACCCTGGAGGGGTTGCTGGAGGGCGTGCGTGGCAACCTCCTCCGATCGAAGGCGAAGAAGTCCCGCGACCTGGAGGACTTCCTCAAGATCGTCGTGTCCAGTCAGCAGGAGATCCGGGCCGAGATCAAGAAGATCGCGTTCCTGGCGTCGAAGGCCAAGCCGCGGCCGGGCGGTGTCGTCTCCCAGACGATCGTCCATGAGGATCCCTCGTGAGGATCGCCTACGACTTCGAGACCGACGGCCTCTTCGCGGACTCCATTCGCGGGATCCCGAAGGGCGCGACCGTCATCTCCAAGGTCCACCTCCTCACCGCCGAGGACATCGACACGGACGAGGTCACGGCCTGGCACGACGACCCGACCCTGACCCCGCGCACCGGCTCCCTCGTGGACGGCGTCCGCATGGTCCTGGCCGCCGATCGCCGGTACGCCCACAACGGCCTCCTCTACGACGAGCGCGTCCTGCGCGAGTTCTTCCCGGCCGAGTGGGCCGCGCGGAACCCGGCCGGCGTCGCCCTCGACTCGCAGGTCGGCGCGGCCGTGTGCTGGCCTACTGAACATCTCCGGCGCCTCGACTCCGCCCGCATCGCCAAGGCCCGGGCCCTGAACCGCCTGCCCTTCCCGGGCGACTGCGTGGGCCGGCACTCGCTCAAGGCGTGGGGGATGCGCTTCGGGAACCGGAAGGCCGAGTACGACGGCGGGTTCGCCGTATTCACCCAGGCCATGCTCGGCTACGGCATCCAGGACGCGAAGACCCTGGCGACCCTCGTCCGGAAGCTGAACATGAAGATCGCGAGCGGGGACCTGACCGAGCGCGCGTGGCTCCTGGAGCAGGACTTCAAGCTGGAGATCGACCAGATGATGTCGAACGGCTTCGCCTTCGACGTCAAGGGCGCCGAGGCCCTGACGGCCCGGCTCCAGATCGAGCGCGCCGAGCTCGTGACTCGCCTGTCCGCGGCGATCCCGCCGTTCAAGAACGTGGCCCTGACGGACCCGGACGTGATCAAGCGCCAGGCCGAGCGCGTGGCCATGTGGCAGTCGCGCGGGAAGCCGGCGAAGGTCGAGGCCGCGCTGGCTGTGCTGGAGAAGAAGAAGGCGCCGAAGGTCACGCTCGTCCCGTTCAACCCGGGGAGCCGGCACCACATCGCCCGGTACCTCCAGGAAGTCCACAAGTGGAGTCCCGATCCGATCGACGGGTACACCGACGGGGGTGATGTCAAGATCGACGAGACCGTCCTGGAGTCCATCCGGCACCTTCCGCACGTCCCGGACTTCGAGCGGTACCTCCTCCTGGCCAAGCGCCTGTCCCAGATCAGTGAGAAGCGCCAGAAGAACGCGAAGCCCTGGACCGAGTGCGTCAAGGCCGACGGAAGAATCCACGGCCGGGTCGACCACAACGGGGCCGTGTCCAGCCGGGTCTCGCACTCGGACCCGAACATGAGCGCCGTGCCCAAGGTGGGCGCCGAGTTTGGCCTGGAGTGCCGGTCCTTGTTCACAGCCGGGCCTGGGCGAGTCCTGGTCGGCGGGGACGTCAAGGCTCTTGAGCCGCGGTTCCTCGGGCACTACCTCTGGCCCGTTGACGGGGGCGCGTTCGCGAAGCGCGTCCTGGACGGGACGCTCTACGAGAAGGTGGTCGAACTCCTGAAGATTCCGGAAGGCCCACTCCAGCGGGACACGGGCAAGCGCGCGTTCCTGGCTTGGCTCTACGGGGCCGGCAAGGCGAAGATGGGCAAGATCCTCGGCCGGTCCGCGGACCAGGGCAAGGCCGCCGGCGCCGCGCTCCGCCGCGGACTGCAGGTCGAGGCCCTCCAGAACAAGCTGAAGGACATCGCCAAGCGCCGCGGGACGATCAACCTCCCCGACGGCCGGCGCGTCCACGTCCGGCACGAGCACGCCGTCCTCAACACCTTGCTTCAAGGCTCGGGCGCGATCTTGATGAAGTGCGCTACGGTCCTTGCTTGCCGATGGATTCGCGCGGAGCGACTTGACTCGAAACTAGTCGCCTTTCTGCACGATGAGCTACAATTCGACACGGCGCCACAAGATGCCGAGCGTGTGTCATCCATCATCACGCTATCCATCATGCGCGCGGGCGAAGAGTTTGCACTTCGACTGCCGTTTATTGCTGACGTGAAGGTCGGGAAGAACCACGCGGAGACCCATTGACACGCCGATCACCGGAAGAGAAGAAGCGTATCCAAGACTTGCGACGGGGAACGCCGCGGGGCCGGGCGCTGATCCTCTGGCATAACGCCAAGCATCGCGCTTTGTTGAATGGCCTCCCGTTCGAAATCACACAAGACTGGATCACGCAACAGATCCCTAAGGGCTGTGCTGTAACTGGTCTTCCCTTCGACATGCGCGTCAAGAAGAACGGTGCGAGGAAACTGCCGCTTGCGCCCTCGCTAGATCAGATTCGTGCTGGCCAGGGATACGTATGGGGAAATGTCCGCGTCGTTTGCGTCGCGGTGAACCAGGCCGCGCATAGCTGGGGATGGCCTGCCTTTGAGCGATTCTTGAGAAAAGCTGGTTGGAAGAAAATATGAAAAATGCTATCATCATCGACGGAGACACGCTCGTGTACCGCGCTTCCTCCGCCGTCCAGCAGACCTTCGCCTTCAAGGGCCCAGTCCAGGCCGTCACCGCCGACTTCGTCCGGGCCATGCAGATCGTCGACCGCGAGATCGCCCAGATCCGCCGGGCCACGGACGCCGACGACGTCGTGATCGCGCTCTCGGACGCGGACACGAGCCGTGGCTGGCGGCGCCTCGTCCTCCCGTCCTACAAGGCCCAGCGCAACCCGACCGCCCGGCCCGTCCTCTACAAGCAGATCCGGATGGAGCTCCAGTCGCGCTTCAACACGAAGACGACGGACTTCCTGGAAGGCGACGATACGTGCGGGCTCTGGGCCACGAAGCCCGGGCACCCGGAGCGCATGATCGTCGGGGAGGACAAGGACTTCCTCGGCGTTCCCGGCCGCCTCTACCGCCCGCACCGCGCCGAGCAGGGTATCATCACGGTCACGCCCGAAGCGGCCGACCGCTTTCACCTTCTTCAGGCGCTAGCGGGTGACCCCGTCGACGGGTACCGCGGCATCCCAGGCATCGGTATGAAGAAGGCCGCCGCGATTCTCGACGCCGAAGTTCCCAAGGGCCTGTCGCCCTGGGGCAAGGTCGTCGCCGCGTACCGACGGCACGGGCTCACGGACCAGGACGCCTTGACACAGGCCCGAGTCGCGCGTATACTGCGATGGGGCGATTGGAACAGGGAGGTCGGAGTGAAGCTCTGGCTGCCACAAGAACAACAGGAAACCACATGACCGACAAGTTCGACACCAAGGATTCAGGACAGCGCCGCACCTTCGAGACCGGCGCCCGCCGGGACCAAGCCACCGGCAAGGGCCGCTGGGACCTCCTCAACTGGGACATGATCGAGCGTGACGCCCAGCTTCTTGAGCGCGGCGCGCTCAAGTACGACGACAACAACTGGAAGCGCGGCATCCCGCTGAAGTCCTTCCAGGACTCCGCGGCTCGTCACTTGTCCCAACTGATCCGCGGGGATCGGTCGGAAGACCATAGTGCTGCGGCCCGCTGGAATATTTCCGGCTTCGAATGGACTCGCGCCCGGATCCTCGAAGGCAAGCTCCCGCGCTCGCTCGCGACCGGGACGTTCGTCGAGCACGAACTCGTGCCCACGCCCTCCGTCCTGCGCCAGCCCGACGACTTCGCCGAGCCCGCGGGCCCCA